GATTTATGTTTCAATCGGCAATGAGGTTCATAAAAATAATATTAAACAAGCGTATGGAATGAGCAAGGAGGAAGCGATAGAAAGCCTTGAAGACATCATACCTAAAGTGGAGAAAATGGAAGATAACTTGCTCGACAAAACCCTTGAGGAATTAGATGTTTCAGTCAGGACTTATAACTGCTTGAAGCGTGCAGGAATTGACTCCGTGGGTGATTTAGTCAAGATGTCCGAGGATGATTTGTGTAAGGTCAGGAATATGGGCAGGAAGTGCGTCGAAGAGATTGTGTATAAGTTGGGAGAAATTGGATTGACGCTAAAGGAGGAAGCTCATGAACCTAAAACTTCGCCTAAAGTTTAGCGACATCCTAAAGCTTATGTTCGGGGCTGATGTAATTGTCTTGGATCCGCATAATAACAACGTTTTTAGGGTGCAAAAGGGCGAGGATACTTGGATTTATAAGGGGTAGAGAGGGGAATTGGTATGTCAAATACTACTTGGATAATAATATTATCTCTATGTGTTGGGGCTAATTTGTACACCATACACAAGGGCAATCATATAATCGGAGGTTTTGCGCTGTCACTTTGTGTGGTGTCTATAGCTCTTAGGGTTGCTCAAATTATAAAGTAAGGGGGTAATCTCCATAGCAATGATAAAAGAGTCACAAAATATACTCGAAGAACGCCTAAAACTCTACAAAAAACATAAGGCAGAGATAACTACAGCATCACAAAGAATTGCGGTATGGCAGGATGCCCTGAAAAGTGGTGATCTGTGGATGTTTGAGGATAGCGTGAGTAGAGTGGAGGGTATGCCTCATGCTACTACCACAACGTCACCTACGGAGCGCATTGCAGCGCAGAGAGAAGTTACTGCCGAGTTGGTGCAGGAATGGATAGATGAGGATAAATCCAAAGTGCGCTATAAAACAGTAGAGATAGAACAGATTAACGAGGGCTTGAATGCTCTAACTAAAGAGCAGCAGACCGTTATAGAATCAAAGTATTTCGAGGCTATGACATGGAGGAATATAGAAATAGCGTTTAACGAACGACATAGTATTGGCAGGGTATATATTACTGATGAGATGCTAAGAAAGATAAATAAGGCCGCGCTTGAAGTATTGTGGGAGATACTAGGCCCATTGTTCCAAAGGCATCTTTATCTAAGAAAGTGCATGTAATACCGCTTTACTACATTGTCATTACCATTAAGTGATAATTATAAATGCTACAATACTAATATGCAGGGTGATCCGTTACCCGCCTAAAGTACGGAAGTCTATATGCAGAAAAGGCGCGCATGGCTTAATTATAGCTTTGACGCGTCTTTTCTGATTCTTTGGGGGTGTAACTTATTGTGGGTTGCAAATTATGTACTCGACAGAAGCATTGTCCCGATAAGGAAAAGCCTTCTAAGAAGTGCGTTAGGTTTATTGATTTTGCGGATAGTAAGAGATTCGAGATGGTTGATAAGGCGATGAGGCAAAACAAAGGGGTTTGGATTGCGTCGGGATAGGAAAGGAGCCCTATTGCTAGGACTCCGAGACGTTGAATAAATACCCTGATAAAACTTCTTTTATTTCCTGTAGTTTGGCTAGGCATTCTCCTTCTTCCATCCATGATTCCTTAGTATAGTAGGAGTCTGCAGAGTAAATTTTGTGATCTCCTTGAGTATGTTCCTCTGACTTTGATCGGAAGACCCTGACGCTAATCTTTCCTACGTGACCAGAGAAGTCGACGAACGTGCATAACTCGGTGTTTTCGTTGATTAGGACAGCGAGGGATATGATTTCCATCACGAGTTTGTAGTTTTTCATGCGTTTTCCTCCTTACGCCGATTTAGCCCGGCTTGGCTTTGGCTCTATGATTGGGGTTAGTCAAATATCTTCATCAGTTCTGCCGTTACAAATGATTGGTTAATCGCCTGGTGCAATCTAATATTGTAATCATTACACCCACAACCAAGGTTGGGCATTTTGTTTTTTATATTCAACGCAAGTACAGGGTCTTTCGCAGTTTTCTTAATTAACCATTCCATTACTTCGTTACCGTCGTTCATTTCAAAGCAATCATCAAAGGCTCTGTAAAAGTTGTTTTGCTTTTTGATCATGTTTGCCGCGATTGTTGCACGGGCCTTGGCTGACTTAGCGTTAATAGCTAGACTCATTTTAATTCCTTCTTTCATCTTCTTCGTTCGCTCGTATACCTCAACATGTTTGAGATCCGCGAGCGAGGGAAGAAACCCTCTAGGATTGCTTTTCGTCGAGATACTTTTCGATCGCTTCAGCTATGATTTTAGCCAGTGGGCGTTGTTCCTTCTCGGCTTGTGCATCAAGCCTGACTCTAAGTTCAAGCTCGATGCGTGTGTTTAGTCCTACTTGCATTTACTTATCCCCCTCGAAGTATTCCTTGATTCTTTGGTAGTTACTTGCTATTGCCTTTAGTATAAATTCATCGTTTGGTTCAAAGCTTGTTTTTGCGTTTGAGAATTGCCATTCGCCGGATTCTCCATTAGGCACGAAGTTTAATGTTCCACCACCAAAGCCGAAACCACCATTGCATTTAAGATTTATAGGTTCAAAACTTGGTGCGTTTTCAATCTTGGTCTTTAATTCTAAAGCATTTGCAGTAATCATTCGTAAAACTCCTTTTAGCTCCGAACCCCTTTGTGTTCTGCGAGCAACTCCTTGATTGATCTTATCTTACCATGAGTGCGTGCGTGCGTCAAGTATATTAAGGTCCTATTTTGTTGTTTATTTTTAGACACAATTAGGAACATGATTTATGGGTATTTAATCAAATTATTTTAGGATGGATTGAGCTTAGGGATTAGCGTTGCAACTGCAATGTTAATCGGTGAGCTTAGGAATAAGGAAAGACTCTCTATTTGAGAGCCTTGAAGTATGCTTCTAGTGCCTCTGCTACTATCTTGGCAATGGCTTTGTTGGTGTCCTTGGAGTGCTGGTCTAATTGTTGTCTAAGTTCTAGGGAGATTTTAGTGTTTAGGACTACTTGCATTGGGATTCCTCCTTCGGGCCGAGCATGGGTCCCCGGCTGACCTTGTGGTATTAGATTGTGACGTAGTTTCTAATATCATCGTCTTCCATGCAATTTTCCATCCATTTGTCGAATTCTGCAGGGAAGCGTTTTTCGATCTCATCCATTAACCAACCGCGAACCATTGCAATTTCAGTGGACATCTCCATTGTTTCGATTGCGACCCAATCTTGAATTAGTTGAGCGTTTGTTCTGCTGGAGATAAGGACTTGTTGTCTTGTCATACCAATTCCTTCTTTCAAGTTTTTGCTCCCGCCTCCGCACCCTAATTAAAGGATGTAGAGGCGAGAGCAAAAGCCCTCATGGTACGCGGCGACAATTGGCATGGGGTACGAGGTAAATCTTAAACCCTATCTCAATCTCGTACTCTCCGGGACTCCTCTCACTCTCGCGCATAAAATGACCGATCTTTACCTTACCCGAGTTCAGGGTAACCTCCACTGTGGTGCGATATTGCATTGCGTTCTCCTCCTTATAATTGAACCCTTCCGCACCGTGCCAACTCCTGCTTTGCCGGGCTGTCTCAGACTGCTTTGAGCTGAGGGACGCTTTTGTTTGGCTGAGTTGGTAGAGGATGCTTTTGGTTCGTTGTGTTGTTTATATTGTATAGCTAGTTAGCCAATTGTGTTCACCCTAGTGGTCATTTACTCCATATTCACGTTCAAATGCTTCTGTGGCCGCCTTATCTGCCATATTGAGTTCACTTGCCGCAATAAGCAACCATGCAGCACGAGGCAATTCACCAGGACGCTTTGCGGTCATCTCATCGGCTATAGAGTTTGCATCTCGCATAATACGCCATTCTTTGAACGCGGCATACATTTCTTCGTCGGTGCCGTAGTCGCTGTATGTTGGCATGTCGTGGTTGTCATACTTGGTAACTATGATGTGATGGCCGTTTGTTTCGACGATGTAGTGGCTATCTATGTGATCCATGTGGTAGATCGCCCATGTCATGTCAGGATATTTGTTAAGTATATCAACGGCGTGCTCATCACCTTTGCGAGCATTTTCGATATACACGTTAATGTCAGTTTGGCCAACCATACCAGTTAAATTGGTGATGCCTTTAGCTTTCAGAGTTTCTAGAGCGTCTATCATTTTCATTTTCGTTTCCCCCTCATTTGGTTTGCTTGACTTATACTACCATAGCACAATAGCATCTGTCAACTATAAAATTAATGGTCATAAAAAGAAAAAACCCACTCATAACGCAGGTTTCAGACTTTATGCTTAATTTACTTGGATTTGTTTTCAGAAGTTTTTTTAAGTTTATTTTGCTTCTTTTGGTACTCCTGCAATAATCGGATTATCATCGCGTTTACGCTTTCCCCCGTTTCAAGCCCTTCTAGTTTTGCGGCAAGCCAGACATCGTGGGGTATACGTATATTAGTAGTTTTTATTTCGGTGCTTTTAACTATTTTGTCCATCTCCTCTAGTCTTACGGTAATGGTCATAATTATCACTCCTTATATAATATTAGTACAATAATACCATAGCATTATAGATTAAGCAAGGATTGATCCGCTCTATAGAAGGAAAGTATTTGCGCTACTTAATTTGCGTTTTGGTGGGATTGGTACAGGGTGGGGATTAAGGGGCTTGGGCGGAGTCGTGGGGGTTGTGAGGGGATGAGGAAAGACCACCTTATTTGGTGGCCTTCTTTGGTCTTCCTCCTTTTCTACCGTTTTCTCGGGCTGTGGTGGTTTTTGCCTCTGATTTGGCTGAGCCTCCGAGCCTTCCCATTGCGGAGGCTGCTTGGCTTACTGCTGCTAATTCTGCTGCGACCTGATCACAGATATGTTGCTCGACGCTCAAGCTGCCAGGGTAAACTCCTGAGTCATATCTAATGCAGTAGTCGGCACTAACAAACTTTATATCTACATCGTTTAAAAGGATAATATTTCCATTGACCAAAGTGGCAAAGAGTGTGCAGTCGTTGACTTTTCCGTAATTGATTGTTTTCATTTTAGTTATCCTCCTTATGATTTAGCTTCCACGTCCGGTTTTCAAATATTTCTTCCGGATCAATCTGTATTCCCTCCGGCCATTGCCCTAAAAATTTAGAAGCCGCTATGACACCCTCTTTAGTTCTTGCCATGCCAATGTATGTGACAAAATTATCATCCAATACTCTTTCGGTGGCCCACGAGTGTACTAGTATATCAAAGGTGCGGGGATTGGGAATGGCGTGTGCAAAAAACCTTTTTGCGTACTCAGGATGATCGGGCGTGGGTACTACACTTACTGGACCATAAGCTTTTCCGTCTTTATCCACGACTATTGGTATACCATAATGTGATGCAGGGCTTTCGGTGGTTAGCTCGTATAAGTGGTTGAGCTTGTAATTCATTTTTGATTACCTTCCTTTCATGTACCTAGTATTGGCTCCCGGCCAGGCCCTGAGCCTTAACGTCCCATGATCTTGTGGATATAAGCGTTAGCTAGGTTTTGATGTTCGATCCACCATTTAGCGGTATAACTACTCTCTTTTAGTTCACTTGCTGCCTTTTCTAATTTTGAGATTACAACAAAAAAGCAACAATCACTCCTTCCTTTTTGATACTCAATTTCGCGCTGTAACGCTTCAAGATTTGAGGTGACAATTTCCTTAGCCCATGCAATTTGTTTTTCGCTTCCGGTTAAGCTTTCGATAGCTTTCATAACCTTAGCAACTCCTTTCTTGGCGGCTGTCCACAATGACCTAAGAGCCAGCGCTAACCGAGCTGAGTAGTCACCAACCATTTGTTTAGCCATTTGGTGTGCCTCAACCATCATTTCGCGTTTGTTCATTTTAATCTTCGTCATGTGGGCAACTCCTTTCCTTATCTGATCACATTGTATCCCAAGCGCTTGGGATATGTCAAGAGGGGGAATTAAGTTTATTTTTAATTTGCTTTGATTTGGTTGGCATATATAGAAGCAATGTTTTAAGAGTGCTATTAAGTTATTGAGTAGATTGTATTGGATGGGTTAGTAGTGGGCTTAGGATTGATTGTAGGGCTTGTGGTGAGGTATTAGAGGAGGTAGTTAATTAATGAATAATCCCGGAACAGTACATAAGGTAGTGACTATAAAGGTTGATAATACAGAGGATTACGAGAGTAGGGAGTATACAGATATGAAGGCTCAGAAGATGGCTATGGAGATTGACGAGATGGCTAGAGTTGTACTTTATGGGTGTAATCGCTGTATGTATACATGGAGTGATAATGGAGGATGGTGTCCTATTTGCGGGCAACCTGCAACACATGGACCTAAGCAAGATTAATAGATTATAGGAGGATTGGGAGTGATGGCAGCGATAGGTAATAGGCAAAGATAAAAGCTACCTTAGTTGGTAGCTCTGAGTGATAGGATGTATTCTTTGATTTTGATTAGTTCTGAGTCTGTGACATAGATCGATTGGGGTTTGCGACCGGATGGCTTGCGGCCGGCGTTGATGCGTTTGCCGCCATGTTGGGGCTTAGCGGTTGTCATTGTGTTTCCTCCTTCGCTGGGCACTTAGTTTGCCGACCCCGAACAACAAACTTTTAATAAAGCTTCGATAGTTTCTTTTTCGTACTGGTTACGTTCTGCATTTGCTAAATGTTCAAAACTGGGATGATAATACACTTCTGGCTTTTTGCCGCTTTTTGCTTTGTGGCTTAATTCACCACTTTTTACAGCAGAGTTCAAAGCTTTTCTAACACTTGCTGGCATTGAACTAGAAATAACCCTTACTCTTGCCATTCTCACCATTTCAACATTTGCTTGGTCAGCTGTCATGTTCCCGCGACCCATCAAGTCTTGAAGGTGTTCTAGATCATTTTGATTTAAGTTTTTCATGTGTGTTCCTCCTCGTTTGTTTTAGTTCTTGAATTTAGTTTAGCAGAATCAAGTATGAATGTCAATGATGTTTTTCAAGTTTATTTTGGATTTGTTTTAAGGCTAGTAATGAGCTATCTATAGTGGATTGTGTTAGATAGATGATTAGTAAGCTTAGATGAGCTGCAGTGACTCGTAGTGATGTAATTTAAGGAGGTAACTGATGATGGCAGATATGATGTTGAGCATTCTTATACTTGTGATTGTTACTCCTGTAGCGTGGAAGGCTATTGGTTGGGATTAGATTTTATTAGATAGTGGAGGTGATCGTTATGGCTGCTGCGGTGGGGAATCAATATGCGTTAGGGAATAAGGGTGGCAGTCCTCCTAGATATAAGGACCCTGCTGAAATGCAAAGTAAGATTGATGGTTACTTTAATAGGAGCAAGGGCGAACTGCTGAAGGATGATGATGGGGTTCCAGTATTAGATAAGTATGGGCATGTCATTATAGTTGATCAGTTTCCCCCAACTATTACTGGATTGGCGTTAGAATTGGGGTTTACGAGTAGATTGGCACTATTGAATTATGAAGATAAGAAAGAGTTCCTTAACACCATCTCGATAGCCAAGGCTAGGGTAGAGGCTTATACAGAAGCCCGGCTCTTCGACAGAGACGGTGTTAATGGTGCCAAATTCAGCCTGACGAACAACTTTAAGGGCTGGAAGGATACTCAGTCTGTGGAGTATTCCGGTCCCAATGGTGGCCCTCTACAAATCCAGAGCATCGCTGCTCTCTCCGACGCTGATCTCAAGCTCATGATAGAGATCATGGAGCGATCACAAATTCAGGGTGAGGTAGTCGATATCGAGTCATCGGAGGACTGAT